GTGGTCACTTTAACGAAATGGCATTCTCAATCGAGAAAGTCACCGTTACTGCTAAGTCACGTGCTCTGAAAGCTGAGTACTCGTTAGAACTCGCTCAGGACCTCAAGGCAATCCACGGTCTGAATGCTGAAGCAGAACTCGCAAACATTCTCTCAACTGAGATTCTTGCTGAGATCAACCGTGAAGTCATCAGAACCATCTATAAGGTTGCTGAGTCTGGCGCTCAAACCAACGTTGCTACTGCTGGTTCGTTTGACTTAGACGTTGACTCCAATGGTCGTTGGTCTGTTGAGAAGTTCAAGGGTCTAATTTTCCAAATCGAGCGCGATGCTAACGCAATCGCAACCAGAACTCGTAGAGGAAAGGGTAACATGATCCTCTGCTCAGCTGACGTTGCTTCGGCACTCACCATGGCAGGAGTTCTTGATTACACCCCTGCGCTCAACGCTAACCTCAACGTTGACGACACTGGTAACACTTTTGCTGGTGTTCTTCAAGGTAAGTATCGCGTTTATATTGACCCATATTCGGGTGGTTTCAACCCTGGTGCTAATGGTGGTCAATATTACGTTGTTGGTTATAAGGGTTCTTCGCCTTATGACGCTGGTCTCTTCTATTGCCCATATGTTCCTCTCCAAATGGTACGTGCCGTTGGCGAGAACACCTTCCAGCCCAAAATTGGCTTTAAGACCAGATACGGTCTTGTTGCTAACCCATTCGCTGAAGGAACTGCTCAAGGTCTTGGTCGCCTTGCAGTTAACGCCAACCGTTACTACAGAAGAGTCAAGGTTCTCAACCTCATGTGATCCGTATCACACTTCAATGGAGAGGGTCCTCAGGGACCCTCTTTTTTTATCTAAATAAAAATAAAAATGTCGATTGCAAATCAGATAGAAAATAGAAATTTTCTATCTCCAATAGGATTTAAATTTACATTATCAAAGAATAGAAAAGTTGATTTTTTCTCTAATAATGCTAGAATTCCAGGTATATCTTTAGGATTAGCAACACAACCAACTCCACTTAAAATGTTGGATGTTCCTGGAGAAATTTTGTCTTATGAAGATTTTATGCTAGAATTTCTTGTAGATGAGAATTTAGAAAATTATCTAGCAATTCATAATTGGTTAACTGGTCTTGGATTTCCTGAGAATCAAAGACAGTTTACAAATTTAGTAACAAATGATGATGAGTTAATTGATTCCAAATTACAATATAGTGATGGATCTTTACATATTCTCAATAGTAATTACAGAGACATTGCTATCGTTAAATTTAAAGATCTATTCCCAACCTCATTGAGTTCTTTAGATTTTACTGCTACTGATACTGATGTAAATTACCTTACGGCACAAGTATCTTTCAAGTACACTATTTACAATATTACAACGACGAAAAAATAAAAATGAATCTTGATCAGATTCAGGAAATGTGGCAAAAAGATTCAGTCATTGATCCTGATAATTTACATGATGAATCTTTAAAAATTCCTCAACTTCACTCTAAGTATTATACAATCTATAATACGATTACTTTATTGAGAGAAAAGGCAAGAGAAACGTACAATAAAGTAAAACTTGAACGCTACAATTACTACACAGGAAAGGCACCTATAGAAGTTTATGAGCAAGATCCATTTCCGTATAAGGTTAGGGATAAAGATGCCTTACAGAGGCATATGGATGCTGATGAACGATTGAATAAAATTGATCTTAAAATAAGATATTATGATATTATACTAAAATTTCTTGAAGAAATTATTAAAACTATTTCTAATAGAACATATCAAATTAAAAACGCTATTGAATGGCATCGTTTTCAATCTGGATTTAACTAAATAAAAATAAATTCAAAAAATATTGAAATGAAACCGACACCAAAAGAAACTCAAGAAATATATAAGAATTACGAAAAAGTAGTAGAGCATTTAATTAGAGAAGGTTATGCTGAAGACAGAGATTCTGCAGATAACATCATCAAAGGTATGAGTGAATCTTGGTTTAATATTATTATTCAAGAATAAATTTGGCGTATTATTCTTTAAAAAGTTTAATCATATCATATTAAAATGACTTCTGAACAACCACAATAAATACTCATAGATACATTATGAGTATATGTCTCATTTGGTTATATCAAAAAAGAATGAGGTATATCTACAGGTAAAGTCGGATCCACACGTATATTACGAACTTCAAGATCAGTTTACCTTTGATGTACCGGGTGCAAAGTTTATGCCTCAGTTTCGTAGCAGACACTGGGATGGAAAAATACGTCTATTTAATCCACAATCTGGGGAAATTTATGTTGGATTATTAGATAAATTAACTCGTTTTTGTGAAAATCACGATTATACTTACGAGTTTGTAAATAATAAATTTTATGGTCTTCCTTTTGAGGTCAATAAAATGATTTCAAAGGAAGGTGTAAAGGACTATATAACTTCTATTTGCAAGTATACCCCCCGCGATTACCAAGTTGAGGGAGTATACGACGCTTTAAGATATAATCGAAAGTTGTTGATATCTCCAACTGCTTCTGGAAAGTCGTTGATGATATATTCGATTGTGAGATATTACGTTGAGAAAGGACAAAATACTCTGATAGTCGTTCCGACGACATCCCTTGTAGAACAGATGTATAAAGATTTTGCAGATTATGGGTGGGACGTGGGTTCATATTGCCACAAGATATATGCTGGAAAGGAGAGAGAGACAAACTCTCAGGTCATTATTACAACCTGGCAGTCCATTTATAAACTTCCTCGCCAATATTTTTCAAGATTTAATGTAGTCGTTGGAGATGAAGCACACCAGTTTAAGTCAAAGTCATTAGTATCTATAATGACTAAACTTTCAGATGCAAAATATCGTTATGGTTTTACGGGAACATTAGACGGTACACAGACGCATAAGTGGGTTTTAGAAGGTTTATTTGGACCTTCGTATAAGATCATTCGCACTGACGAATTGATGCAGAAAGGACACGTTGCTACTTTAGATATTAATATCCTTTTATTAAAACATCCACCAAATCGTTTTGAAACGTTTGAAGATGAAGTTCAGTATATTATTAATCATGATAGACGAAACAAGTTTATACGTAACCTTGCCCTTGATCTTAAAGGCAATACGCTCATACTATTTTCCCGTGTTGAAGGGCATGGACAACCATTATACGAATTAATAAATAATAACATCGCAAACAATCGTCATGTATTTTTTGTGCATGGTGGTGTAGACACTGAAGACCGAGAAAAAGTTAGAGAAATTACTGAAAAAGAAAACAATGCTATCATCGTTGCTTCTTACGGGACTTTTTCTACTGGTATTAATATTCGAAATCTACACAATGTTATCTTTGCTTCCCCTAGTAAATCAAGAATCAGAAACCTTCAATCAATCGGAAGAGTTTTAAGAAAAGGAGAAAACAAAACAAAAGCAACTTTATACGATATTGCCGATGATATTAGTTACAAATCGAGAAAAAATTATACACTTAATCATTTAATTGAAAGAATTAAAATTTATAATGAAGAAAATTTTAATTATGAAATTGTAAACATACCTTTTAAAAGCTAATGGGAGAAGAGTTTTATAGTTCTATAAAATTAATTACCGGAGAAGAAATTTTTTCTCTCATCTCTATTGATGAAAACGATGGAGATTCTGTAATTATTTTACAAAATCCAGTTATTATTAAATTAATATCAAATTTACATGGATCTTACATTAAAATTAAACCTTGGATGGAAATTCCAAATGATGACTTTTTCTTAATTAAATTTGATAAAGTTGTAACAATGACTGAAATTACTGATCAATCAATGATTGAGATTTATAAAAATTATCTTCAAAAAGATAGTCAAGTTGAAATAATTTCAAATGAAAATAAAACAAAAATAACAGATAAAATGGGATATATTTCTTCTGTTGAAGATGCACGTAAGAAATTAGAAAATCTCTTTAAAGATACTAAAGATAAGCTAGACTCTCACGATCAACCCTAACAAAGGTAGTCTACTTGTATTTTTGCATTTTGTCAAGCTCTTAAACTGTGCTATAATATTGATAATAAAAATTTATCTACAAATACCGATGTTATGTCCAGAAAGAAATCAGAACATTATGTAAATAACAAAGAGTTGCTTGAAGCATTAATTGTTTACAGAACTAAAGTTGAAGCATCATACTTAAAAAAGTATGAAAAGGATCTAACAAAGCAACCTAAAGAAGAGCGAGCAAAGACTTGGGAAGGTAAGCCACCCATTTCTAATTATTTGGGGGAGTGCTTTCTAAAGATTGCTACACACCTTTCATACAAACCCAACTTCGTAAATTATATGTTCAGGGATGATATGATCTCTGATGGTATTGAAAACTGTGTTCAGTATATTCATAACTTTGATCCAGAAAAATCAAAAAATCCTTTTGCTTATTTTACCCAAATTATTCACTATGCTTTTCTCCGCCGTATTCAGAAGGAGAAGAAGCAACTGGAAATTAAAACCAAAATCATCGAACGGACTGGTTTTGATGAAGTTATGATGATTGACGATAGCTTGCTTTCTGGTAGTAGTTCAGACTATAATACTATTAAAGATAACATCACTTATAAGATTAATCGATGAAGGTTGCTATTATTACAGATACACATTATGGAGCTCGTAAGGGATCCAAGTATCTTCACGATTTCTTTAAGAAGTTTTATGATGATATTTTCTTCCCCACTCTCGAAAGGGAAAACATCAAGACAATCATTCATATGGGTGATGCCTTTGATAACCGTAGATCAATTGATATTCAAAGTTTAGAGTGGTCTAAATCGGTTGTTTTTGATCGTATTTCTGCTCTAGGTATTCAACTTCATATGATTGTGGGAAACCACGATACTTATTTTAAAACTACAAATTCGATCAATTCTGTAGGTTTATTGTTAAAAGAATATAATAATATTAATGTTTATTCTGAAGCAACAGAAGTTAAGTTAGATAATCTTAAGGTTCTTTTTGTTCCTTGGATCAATAGTGAAAATGAAGATAAAACTCGTGAATTGATTCGGAAGACTAAGAGTAAGTGTGTAATGGGTCACCTTGAACTCAATGGGTTCAGAGCACATCGCGGTCATGTCATGGAAGATGGTATGGGTTCCGATTTATTTGAAAAATTTATTAAAGTGTTTTCGGGACATTATCATACTCGCTCAGATGATGGGAAAATTTTTTATTTGGGTAATCCTTATGAGATGTATTGGAATGATGTAAATGACACTCGTGGGTTTCATATTTTTGATACTGAAACTCTAGAGCACGTTTCAATTAATAATCCTTATAAATTATTTTATAATGTGTATTATGAAGATACGAATTATCAGTTGTTTGATGTTCGTCATTATCAAGATAAAATTGTAAAGGTTATTGTAAAGAAAAAAACGAAACCTAAAGATTTTGAAAAATTTATAGATAAATTATATTCTGTCGGTGTTCAAGAGTTAAAAATCGTAGAAAATTTTGATATTCATGAAAATGAAGAATTTGAAGTTGATGAAACAGAAAATACAATTTCTATTTTAAATCGATATATTGATGAGGCAGAATTTGAAGGTGATAAGTCAATTATTAAAGGTATCTTACAAAAGATATATTCAGAAGCTTGCGAGGTTGAGTAGTGTATCTTCTAACTCTTAAAGATAGAAAAGATGATGGAGCTTATGCTGTTCAGAATAGGCATGGCGATAAAGTTTTATTCCTCTTTGAAGAAGAAGATGATGCAACCAGATATGCTTTGATGCTCGAAGATCAGGAAGACACTGAAATGGAAGTTGTTGAAGTTGACCCAGACCTTGCAATAAGAACGTGTAAGATGTATAATTACAAATATGCAGTGATCACATCAAACGATATCGTTATTCCTCCTAAGAATGTTAGTATTTCAGAAGATTAAATGGAAAAACTTTCTATCCACCGGTAATAATTGGACAGAAATAAACTTTCAAGAACATCACACTAATTTAATTGTTGGAACAAATGGTGCTGGAAAATCCACAATATTAGATGCACTTACGTTTGTTCTTTTCAATAAACCATTTCGCAAAATCAATAAACCTCAACTGGTGAATACTACGAATGAGAGGGAGTGTTTAGTTGAAATTGAATTTTCAATTAATACTAGACATTATTTGGTTCGTCGTGGTATTAAACCAAATATTTTTGATATTGAAATAAATGGAACTTCTTTACATCGTGAAGCGGATGATCGTGCGATGCAAAAGATTCTTGAGGAAAATATTCTTAAAGTAAATTATAAATCTTTTACTCAAATTGTTATTTTGGGTAGCAGTACTTTTGTACCTTTCATGCAACTTGCAACTTCTCATCGTCGTGAAGTTATCGAAGATCTTTTGGATATTCGCATTTTTTCTGCAATGAATGGTCTGATTAAGGACAAAATGAGAACTCAGAAAGATCAGATTAAATCCCTTGAACTTAAGAAAGAAAATCTTAAGGATAAAATGAAGATGCAGCAGAGTTTTATTGAAGAACTTGAAAATCGCGGTAATGCCAATATCAACGCCAACAAAGAAAAAATCGCCAAGTTAGATTCTGAAATTGGTGATTATATGAATGAAAATGCAAAAACGGAAGATGAAATTTTTAAGTATACGGAGGAGCAGGAAGAAGTTGTTGGTGCTGGAGATAAGTTAGTAAAGCTAAACAATTTAAAGGGTAAAATCTCTCAGAAAGTATCTGTTATTACTAAAGAGCATAAGTTTTTTAATGAAAATACGGTCTGCCCTACCTGTACTCAAACAATTGAAGAAGAGTTTCGGTTAAATAGAATTACGGACGCTCAAAATAAGCAAAGGAACTCCAGAAAGGTTTTCAAGAACTTGAGGAGACTATAAAGTTAGAACA